GACAAAAGTATTTGCAGCAACATGCCATACTGTATGTAGCGAATGGAATAATATGTGTGATACAACCTGCGATTAATTAAAACATCAAAGCCTATTATGAGTAGGCTTAAATGTTTTAATTAATCAATTAAGGGATGAAAATGAAATACGATTTAATCATTGAGGAAGAAAACTTTATAATTATAAACACCATCGAAAAAAAACCTGTAGTCTGGATAAACAAGGAATATTCCAATATTGAAGCTGCAAAAAAAATAGTAGTCAATTTCAACGCCCAAACAGACCAATTGCCTTTAGCTAAATTGGCTTAATACGTTGCTTGGCACTTGATCCAAAAAAGTAACCAATAATCATCACCATAATATCTTGCACTCGAGCTGAAATTAAATCTTCACCGGGTGTAGGATAAAATACAGCCGTAAATTGAACCAGCGCATAAATCACAACAAAGATTATCGCCAATATAAATGGCACGTGGTCATGCAAAGTCATTTCTCTTAACCGGGCATTTTTCCTGTCATCTACCTCTGTTGCATAATCAGCCGATACAAGCTGCGCCAGTGCAATCGAATGCGTTGCTTCTATTTCAGCGAGTTTTCTATCTGCGTCTGGATTAGATAACACAGCCCGCGAAATTGAATCGACATCCGTAGTAGAAACGCCAAAAGCGTTAGCCAGTAATGACAGGCCAATGCCTGCAACCGGAGAGCCCAATACCGCACCGAGTAGCGGCGCTTTAGAAGCGATAACATCTATCCAGCCAGCCATGTAAATCCTCCATATTTGCTGACCGAATTGCAGCCAATAGCCGGCAATATCCTGCGCGTTCTGATTGAAGTGAAGCTTTAAAAGATGAAGCCAAGTACTTGTCAGATAACAATATCATGACTTGATTTATTGTTCTGAAACCGAGCTTGCCATCATCCAGAATTACGCCAAACATACCTGTTGCTGCCCATGTAGCTCGCTGTAGCAAGCGTATAGCCTGAGCGATACCATGATGCACTGCCATATCAAAAACATAATTGCATATTGACTGGTTTTCGATATGGTCAAACATGGCGGTGTCCCAGAACTCGCAGCGATAAATCATTCGAGCCTGATCGAGCGTAAGATTGCGAATAGTATCTTCATTCAGAGGCTCAAATATGCCATATTTGCGCAGCCTTTCGACAGGGATTTCCCGGAGAAACCTTAGTGATATCCCATAGTTCGTTGCGCCTCCTGCATCGGCCGGAGAATTGACATAACCCCCTTCATTTGCCAATACATAGGCTACGGCATCTTCAAAATTGCTTAGCATCTTTCGGCGTTCCTTGTGCCAGATAATCGATGATACTTTGCTGTACTTCGGCGAGATCGTCAAACCATTCCGCTTTATATCCGTCACGCCGGGCATCTTCCATAAAAAGAAGTTGCTCAGCAGATGGTTTCTTGCCCGGCGTTTTTAATTCGATGTAGTACCCACCGTACCCACCACGCATTTTTTGCAGAAAGAGGTCAGACGCCCCTGGACGCAAGCCCATTTGCTTAAGCCGGTGTGTTGCAAGCTGGCCCCGATTACCTTCGTTTGGAATCGAATGAACTGACCGCCCTAAACCATGCTTTGTCAGCCAAACAATGAGTTTCATTTGCATTCCAGCTTCAATATTCTTCCGCTTAAGGTGAGGAAGGCTGTTTTTTTGCGATTTAGCAAACGATCCAGTAGTAGGTAATGCACTTGCCGCGGGTTCTTCAATTACATCGCCGTAAAGCGAACCTAGAGCCTTTGTGTATTTTGCGTATGACATTCGAGGCATCCTTGCCAAATGAGCGTCCCTTGTACAATCTTATCACAATTTACTCAGTAATGGATGGTTTTTTAAATTCCAGCAACCATGACTCACCTGCAGTTTGTTGTTCTTGTGAAAGTCTGAAATCAGGATCATAGAATAATCTTGCATTAGTTGAGCTTCCTCCAAGTTCATCCTGAAACTCTATTGACCATTCATCACCATGACCGGTATTAGCATAAATTACTTCTTCTTTTTTCCAGTCTGTATGGCCGTTATCCCAAGTGGAACGTGTTTCATATTCAACTTTGGCAAAAAAGGCTACCGCCGCAATCCATGATTCATTTTCCATATTGACAAATACTTTCCACCATCCATTTGCTGGCATCATTTGAGTCACAACTTCTTTACGATATTCATTACGCCAATTTGGATAACGCTCTGCCCATGATTTTTTTTCAGTCATTTTTCATTCTCCTAAATAATGTTTCACGAAATTGTTTCACGCTCTCTAAACATAGAAAAAGGGGATTATCTCTATCTCTATTCATAAGTATATAATAATAATAATAATAATAGAGATAATTGTATATTATATTAGCGATAACGTTATCGCTATATACCGATAATGTATTAGATTATCGCTATTATTATCGCTAATTAAATGTACAATTATCGCTATTTTTCCCCGTAAACACGGGGGTTGAAAAATAGCGATAGCGATAAAGGGTGTGTATATAGCAAATATTTTTTTGGTCAAAAAAAAACCAGATAATCAAGAGAATATCTGGTTTGCTTTATCGCTATTTATCGCTATTTATTTGATCATTTTCCGATATACCAGATAAATTTTCGCTTATCCATCTGACTTCCTTCCATTATGATGTTTGTTCCTTCCTGTTTTAACTTCTGTCTGGCAAGCTTGAGTGTATGTTGATTGATTTCTTCATTTTCGGCTGCCTTGTAAATATCATCCCGGCTTTTAGCCCCGCTCATTAACATTCGCAAAATAAATTCCTTTGCTATTTCTGTCTCACATCGCTGGTCATATGCTTTTTTATTGACCGCTTCATCAGCATCCATATTTACTTTGCCAGTTTGCCAGTCAATACGGGATGTAATTACTTTTATAGCGCCAATCATTATTTCTTCCTGCTTGATTCGATAACTTAATCCCTCAGGTTTTTTGTGGTTGGTTTTGGAAGCGGTGCAAATATATAAATCGTGGTCATCATGGTGACGGGTAAAAGAAAACGCCATGCGTACCGTATTACCCCACGCACTCGAACCCATAATCTCATCACTGGCAGAAGTAATATTTTCACTATTGCCAGACGATTTTCTAGTATGAGTATTTAAAATATTTGCCAATTTATATTTGATAGCGATTTTATTTAAACGCAAAATGAGATTGCGAATTTCAGTTGCGCGATTTTCTTTTATATCGCCAAGATATGCAGTAATAGGATCAAAAAATATCGCCTTAACATTACCAATTTCTTCAATAGATTTTTCAATAGCTAAAATATCTTGATCTAATCTGATAAATCTTTCCTTGGATTTTGTAGCCTTATCTATTGCTGATTCGATAATATGAATATTCGAAAGATCGGCTCCGGCTGCCATTAATCGTGGAATAATTGTATATGCTGGATGATCCTCGGCTGAAAGAATAATAACATTTCCTTGCATGATTTCATGAGCTTGATCGCCAGTTGAAAATGAATGTCCATTACTAATAATTGCAGCAAGCCACATTAAAAATTGACTTTTTCCAATACCTCCCTTCCCTGCCATTAGCGTACATGTTTCAAGAGGGATGTAACCTTGCCATAACCACGGCTGCTCAAGTGGTTTTATTTCAGTGGCATTTAAAACATTTAATTCAAATAATTCACTTACATTTAGATTGGAAAAACGTAAATCGTTTTTTCTTTCGTCGTGCAGTTCGGAAAATGTTTTGTCTCTCATAACTAAAAATCCCTTTTATAGACAGTTGGAATAAAATCCACAGTAATAACTGTGACCTTAAAAGCTTCATGCTTAAATAAAATATATACAACGTCTTCAATATACGTTGCCTTTTGCGGAGAGGTTTCTATGATCAAAATATCACAATCCCTGACTGGCCACATATAATCTATTGGCCGTTCACTGGAGGGCAATATAAGAGTGCGAGCAGGACGACAGATAGAGGATGATTTGCCTTTTTGCCAAGCAAATTTTCCGATATATAGATAAATAGAATTGTTTGGGAGCGCGCCTGCATCAAGCAGCGCTTTAAGAGGCTTGCCAAAAGGAGGTATTTTCAATAGTATTGCTCCGTGTCTGCATTTATCACGGTTCGTTACAATTCTGCCGAATTACATTACATAACGAACCGTGAGCTTTAAACATCTTACCTACAAATCAAGCACTTGCAATAATTTCCTGACAAAATCATCGTATCGTTTACCTTCCTGTAACTGCCAATAATCTTCAATCAATTTTTTAATTTCGACATAGCGTTGCCATTCCCTGCGAGAGGGAAGTTTTCTTTTCATGAATCAAATCCTTTTGATTTTATAAATATAAATTAAAGCCAGCCAAACCCTTTTGCCATAATGCCAAATGCAGTACCGGTTAAGCCAAAGATAGCACTAAGTGTCCATATAAAATTAGCCCATAATTGCCTATCAAGGCTATTCATGCGTGTGTTCATAAAATTTAATCTTGCATCAACCTCTGAAAAGCCTTTATCAATTTTAGTTTCAATTCTTTGCAGTGATTCGCTAATATAGCCTATACTTTGTTCAAGTAGTGCAGTTCTTGTTTCAATATTATTTTTCATAATTTCGTCATCCGGTTTTCTTAGTCTGCTCATCGTCAATTTCATCCATGCTGTTAATAAAGTCCTGATAAGTTATCTTTATGCCTTTTTCATCTACAAATTTCATTACCTTTCTAATTGTTTTATAGGAAATTTTTCGCAAACATTTCTCGTATAGACACATAGAGGATGGGGTTACATCGATAGCACGGGAAAGCTCCGCCTGACTTAGGCAAAGCTCATGACGAATTTTTCGAAACAGGTCACTTAAAGTCATTTTTATTCTCCTTATTATTTGTGATTTATGAGGCTTTTTATAAAACATGATTACACTTTTGTCAATTAAAGATAATAATAGCATTACACAGTATTGACTTTAATTTGCGGAGCTTGTAATATCGACCTTGTTAACTAACTAACCTAGTGATGAGGAACAAAAAAATGACTATACTAAATCTATCTCAAAACAGGATTGTCTTGAGCTACACCGAGAAGGAACTCGCCATGTCACCGCTAATGAGTTATATCGATGAACTCATCTCTGACCACGCTATTAAAACCAGCGATGGATTTTCCCTCAATGTCCTTGATTTATCCGAAGCAGAACGCGACCACATTCACGATTTAGCTAAATACTATTGCTCAATGCAGGAGTTGATTAATGCTCGTTGTGATGAAAAAAATCAATATTACTGCGATTCAAGGGGATTTAATGACTGATTACATAACATCAAAACAACGAATAAAGCTAACGTTATGGCAAGAAATTAAATTTTATCTTTGGAGAAGAAAAAATGCTTACACCCGAACAAAAAGCAATTAGAAAATCAGGACTTGGCGCAACAGATTGCGCGGCAGTGATGGGCTTGTCTCCGTACAAAACCCCATTTGAGCTTTGGCTTGTCAAAACAGGCAGGGCAGAAGAAGAAGCGATCTTGAATGACTCCCGTTTAAGACTTCGCCATGCGCATGAAGAAACGATCGCGAGAGAGTACGCAGCGCAGCGCGATGTCAAACTGCGACGTGCTAACCAAACGATCTATCATGACCGGCTGCCGTATATGCTTTGCCATTTAGACCGCGTTGTCATTGGCGAGCGAAAGATTATCGAGTGCAAAAGCTCAAGCGGGTTTCTGCGGCAGGTATGGGGCGAAAGCGGTTCGGATGAGGCGCCGTTACATTACATCTTGCAAGTGCAACATCAACTGGCGTGCTCTGGCTACGATGATGCCGACCTTGCTGCGCTGATAGACATTGACGACTATCGTATTTATCCACTGCCAAGGAATGAAAAAATCATCGCCAAAATAGAAAGTGAGTGCGAGCGTTTTTGGCATGAGCATGTTCTTGCAGATATACCGCCAGCGCCAACAAACCGGGCTGACTTAAAGTTAATGTTCCCACAGAACAATGGCAAGTTCATCACGGCAACGCCTGACATCGAGTGCTTTATTGCAGAACGCTCTTTACTGAAAGCAACAGCAAAAGCAACAGAAACCGAAATTGAAACTCTTGAAAAGGAAATTATTCAATTCATTGCAGATAATGACGGCATTAAAAATGAAGAAGATAAAATTATCGCAACATTCATTGCAAATAAAAACGGCACACGTTCACTGAGGATTAAATAACATGGCTACTCAAAGACAAGAATTATCATTACGAGATCAAGAATTTAATTTTACGCCAACTACTCTTGCTGAAGCGCAAGAGTATGCAAAGATTTTTGCAACAAGCGGATTGTGTCCACAAGCTTATCGTGGTCGTCCTAATGACGTTTTGCTTGTTTGGCAAATGGGCGCAGAACTCGGGCTTGGTAAAATGCAAGCATTGCGAACAATCGGTTGTATTAATGGTACGCCATTTGCTTACGGTTCTGGCTTCCTTGCATTAATCAGAAGGCATAAAGATTTTGAAGATATGCGCGAATGGATGGAAGGGTCAATCAAGGAAGGCAACCTTACAGCATTTTGTGCGATTAAAAGAAAAGGTCAAACAGAAACTGTAAAAAAATTCTCAATGGAAGATGCAAAACGTGCTGGTCTTTGGCAAAGAAAAGATAGCAACTATGAAAAATATCCAGGACAAATGCTTGAATGGCGTGCAAGGACATTTGCAGGACGCACAGCAATACCAGAAGCGCTTTATGGATTGCCAACAGAAG